GTAACCGGGAGAGGTCATAACTGCCGAATGTAAGAACTAATTCAGTTCCAGAAACATAAGAATTGTCTATCGCACCGCCTATGGTATCATCATTCGCATCAATTATTGAAAACCCATCTAAAGCGACACCTGTATATGTAACCTTTACATGGGTAGGTCTATACGCAACATACCAACTTCCATTGACCGAAAGCGATCTGCTTTGACTTCCGCCCGCGGGAACCAATAAATTCCACTTTTCTCCATCCCACCATTCAGGATGCCCCAAGTATTGCATATCCTCGTTATCAAAATGTTGTGCCCAATCGTATGAAGTTCCCACGCCTCCCTTCAAACATCCAAGGGCTTTGACACATCCATCCGGCTCATCGTATTCAAGAGTATTCTCGGAGGTTTGAAAGACGTGGGTTTGCTCATAGCAACCCGTTTTCGTGCTGATATCTATGGACGCTTCCTGAACCCATTTGTTGAGTTGGTCGTCAATCCATCGTACAGCCGATTTCTCGTTGAGTATCGCCCGGATTGTCTGCAATAAATATGCTGTAGTGAATAGACATGCCATTTCATTTTTATCCTACTGCTATAGCCCTGTCGGGAATCTGAAACATTTCCTTAGAATCAATACCCCGCTCATACAGATCCGCACGGTAGAAATGAATCGAGTTGATATACATGGTAAGCCACTGTCTACCTTCCGCTTCCATCTTCTGCTTGCGTCGAGCCATGGCAACCGCGTAATAAATGGCTAGAGGTTGATAGTAGTAGGGCAGATTGGTAATAGTTTCATCTGCCATGGAGTAGAAAACCTTAACCTTGCCGGTAGCGGTTACTACCGCAGCATTGCTTACAGGGAAAATGCCGAGTTCATCGCCAAAGATATAATAGTAATAAGGTTCCCCTGGTGTCCGTTCCTGTGTACGGCCAACTATCCGGGGATGAATTTTCATCAAGCCCCTATAGACATTGGTGCTGTCATAATATACCGCCCCGTAAATCTTGAGGATATCGTCAATAGAATCACCGCCATCCAGAGCGCCATAAGTAAGCACAGGCGTTGAAACGAGCGTAATATCACCTGATTTCTCATAGCACAGGGTCTTGGTTGTGATGTCTATGCAGGCTTCTTGAATCCACTTATTGAGTTCATCGTCCGTCCAGTAGTTTGCGGTGGGTTCGTTTAGGAGTGATCTTACCTGTTGCAGGGCTTCGGCTGCTGTATAGCCATCTGATAAATCTAATGCTGACATTTTATATCTCCTTTATTGCGCTACAACCGTTCTATCGGGTATCTGCATATCGCTCTTGGCGTCTACCGGACGCTCGTAAAGGTCAACCCTATGGAAATTCATGGCGTTGATATATTGCGTGTAGAGCTCCATGGCTTCCCTATTTTTCCGCTCCTTGAACCGTGCCATCGCAGCCGCATAGACAATAGCGAATTGCTGATAGTGATCCGGCAGGTCGGTAATTGCATCCGCTACAAGCGAGCAATTCACGATAATGGGGCCGGTAAGTGCCGCTTCGGTTGCAGTAGGAAGAGGGAAAAACCCTAATTTTCCCCCAAAGTGATAGTAATAATAGGGAGGACCTGGGGTTGCCTGCGGTAGGTGCTGTATCATGCGAGGGTGTATCTTGTTTAATCCCCGATAGCCATTGCTGCCATCATCATAGATGCAGGTATATACCTTCACTACCTGGGCAATCCCGTTAGTAGTAGGAGCCGCGAGAAAGTCTGTATATTCAAGTTGATTCGCAACTAAGGCCAGCGTGTTTTTATGCTCGTAACACAGCGTCTTGGTGGAAATATCCACCGCAGCTTCTATCACCCAGTTGTTCAACTCCTCATCACTCCAAAAACCCGCAGTTGGTTCGCCTATAAGCGCCCGTACCTGCACCAATGCTTCAGCCGCGCTATATGGTAAGGATATTGCTGCCATTTTATGTTTCTCCTTTAATAATACCCATCCTCCGCATCACTCTCGTAGTAGATGGGTTCTTTGTCCTCGGGACCGATAAAAGCCAGGAGGTCGCCCATGGCTTTCTGAAACTTTTCTTCAAATTTCTCGGATCTGAGCGTTTTCCCCTTTGTGGATTGCTCCACCATGCCAAGGATTTCCTTCGCGGCGTAGTTCACCAATAATCGTTCATGGAGGTGCGATGGTACGCCGTCTGGTGTGGAATCACTGGCAGACATTTCAGTTGGAACCCTGTAGTAGTGAAGCGTGAGGGGTTCAGCAGTAGTTGGCATCGGCTGGTAGTAAAGGAGATCACCCTTAACCGCTACAACCGCTACATCGCCGTCCTCATCGAGAAGGGGGTATTTCCGTAAGAGCTTGTGAAAGGAATCGAAAACCTGAATCCGTTTATCCTGGGAACCACTCGACACATAGAAGAGTCCACGGCCATAATCGGAAGGAAGAGCCACACAGGGAGATTTTATGGTCACTTCTTCCCCTGCGCTCTCTGCGGTGAGCTCATCCGTGCTCACAAGGGTAATAGTGCCCGCTGCAACCGTAGCTAGAGAATGATACGACTCATCATTATTCAAAGATCCGGATACATGAATAAGCATCCCTGCCGCAAAACCGGATGTCACAAAGGCACTATCCGAATCGGTGATGGTATCCGCACTCGCGCCCCCGTCCACAAATGCAATCGTGGTTGCATCGGCTATAACAACCGTATTCACCTTTGCAGTTTTATGGAGTTCAGGTAGGGGCGGGGACAGCACTCCCTCATACATGGCTATCCCCGCAGCTATGCGGTTTACCCCTTCATTCAGATATGCGGTAATATCCGTCGTTCCGAATGCAGTGATATCTGGTAGAAGGGCCTTTTTAACCTTTTCCTGTAGTGTAGATAACGTAGCCATTTAACACTCCTTATTTAAGGCGTTGAAAGACTACGTATCGTTATACTTGCAGCCGATAAGGATCGAATATCAGTGTTACGTGAACCTTATCCGTAACCTGATCAAAATCAGAAGTTACGATTTGAATAATGCCATCTTTGGCTATCTCCTGGTCTGCATCTGCCGCTACATAAGTAGCGAGTTCTCCCGCTACATCGGTAGCGAATGTGGCTGTACCGATAGTCGTTCCACCAATGCCATTACTAACCACAACAGTTTCATCAGCCATACCGGTGTCCTGAGAGATTGCACGAACATCCTTAATATGGCAGGCATACGGAGCTGCTACGAAGTAAGTTTCACTCTCTAACAACATCATGTCTATCGCGTCACCTGTAATCATGACATGTCTCCTTAGATTTAAGGTCTTGAATGATTAATCTTTACGTTGCCGGCGTTATTCTATAAGGATCGAGAACGAGCGTTACGTGAACTTTGTCAGTGGCATGATCAAATTCAGAAGTCACTATCTGTATGATGTCGCCCTTATCTACTTCCCGGTTTCCAGCCGATGGCACATAACCAGCAAGTTCACCTGCTACGTCAGTGGCGAATGTGGCTACTCCAATGGCTGTACCACTAATACCGTCAGTTACCGTAACGGTTTCTCCATCCATGCCGGTATCTTCAGATACTGCAAGAACATCCGCAACATTGCAGTTGTAAGGCGCTGCCACGAAGTAGGTTTCTTGCGATACGAGCATCATGTGAATAAGATTTCCAGTTATCATCACAAATCTCCTTAAATTGAGGGCGTTGGCCGCCTCATGACGGCCATAACCCGGTTAATTAACACCTCTTAGTTAGGCTCAGTGAGGCCGGTGTGCCGGCAGTGAGCCTTCCTATTGCTGCATACCAACTGACCTACCCAACGGGTGTTCGCGGTTTTGGCATCAGGTTGTTCCTTGTCATATTCCCACTTGGGCTCGGTGAAGTTGTAGTCCTGGTGCGTCTTGATTTTTAGATAATTCAAGTTGAGCGCATCGAGATAACCCGTGGTCTGGTTGTCATCGGCCACAACCGGGGCCCGCTTGTGGAGAACATTGTCAAAACCTGCCTGTACTAAGGCCTGATCGCTGAATCGCTGTTGGGTCTGCAAGGTCCGCTCGTAACCATCCTTCAAAACCTCTGTGGTAATGCAAAGGTTGGGTTTCTTAGATGCGGCAACGCCGATTGCAGGGGTTCTGAATATCTTCTGCATGACCTTGAAGCTGATCGCCTCTGAGGTTGTAATGACGTTATCGCACCAAACCGACATATCATTTTCGCAAATACCGCCGTATTTAGTACTGGCTGTAGTTTCAAACAAATTCCCAAGACCCATAAAACTGGGGGCGGTGCCTTCAGCATAGATCTCTGAGCCCATCTTGTTTCTGATTGTTTTCTCAATATTTCGCAGTTTCATGAGTACGAGTTTCACCATTGCCTCTGCACCACTGTTTTGAACCGTCTCATCTAAATCAATGGTGTTTGAAGCATAGTAGCCGGCCCATCCAAAACGGGCCGCGTTCATGATGGTTACCTTGTTCTGAGGAATCTTAGTGGTATTCCCGTAATTGCCACTATTCGCCTCGGCATACTCAAGAAAAACCCTAATCTTCTCGCCGCCATCAATAAGTTCGCTGGCTTTGACATAGTTCATCTCCATCCCGCCTCTGCCCATGAGTTTCCAAAGCAGGACGTTCTCGGTGAAGAATATGTCAATGGGCCTTTTGACAATGTAATCGGATGTAGCGGCCTGTATCTGTGTTAGATCAAAGCTCATAATTCAGTCTCCTTATGATTTACCCACCTCCCGCGCCTTGGAGAGCGGCTTTTAACATGCTGGCCTCCATTTCGGCATCGTTAAGCGGTGTTTTCTGTTTATTTGTCTGTGTGATGCTCTCGCCTGCTTTCGTCAACACGGTCTTAGTGGCCGTATCCCCTGCCGCTAGTCTCGCGGCCTCTGCCTTGCCATTTTCAAAGGCTTCAGCAGCTTTGTAGGCAAAGTAGGCTGAGAAATCGTCATGCATCCCGCCGTATTCCTGCTTAAAGGGTTCGAGTTTTCCCGAATCCCTCAACGTGGTAAAGTCGGAATGGTCCTTCAGGAATTGCTTCTGAAGTCCCTCTGCATCACGTTCTTGCAAGGTTGTTTGGAAACTCTCGCTCGCCTTTGCCACTGCCTTTTCAGCCGCCATCTCTGCGGTAAGGGCATTCGACTGTTGCATGGCTTGTTCAATGCTGAGATCCCCATCTTCCAACTGCTTGTAGATGTCGGCAAGTTGGGACTCATATGTTGTCGTGGCTTCGCCGGGAGATCCTTCTTTCCTTGCCGCTTCCTGCATACTTGTGAGCTGCTCCGTGAGCGTTTTAGTTGTTGTTCTCAGTTGGCCGAGTTCATCGCCTTGCTCTCCGAGTTTGCTCTCAAGACTCTGGTAAGCCGCAGCAAGGGCCTCCGGTGACTCATATTCCTTGTCACCCACCTTGATCGTTTTCGGTGCTGCATCTATGATTTCTTCCGTACCCTCTTCCGGGGGAAGTGGAGCACCAGCGGGGATTATTCCCGCTTCTTCATTTCCTTTTTTCTCTGCCATGATTTTTCTCCTTTTTGGGACCCGCTTGGCTACGGGGTGTCCCTGGTTTATGGTTGTTGGTTCGGGATCTGCGTTATGCAGGGTGTCCCGGGTAAACGAAAAAAGCCCAACCCAGGAATTTCTTCCTAGATCGGGCTTCTAAATAACTCTGCCTTTATGACAGAGGTTTATCCGTTACCGATGGTGATTATTCAAATCGTTGTGCTATTTCATTACACAATCTCCTCTCGATTGTCCTTGTAAACCTTGCTTATCCCGCCCTCTCGGGCATGTATCTCCAACTTTAACATGCCTGTGGGCTTTTGGTCAAGCCAATCCTTGATTGCTTTGAGGATGGACTTCAGTTTATGTTCCTGTTTCATCATTTCCCGCTCAATCGTTCCCTGGCTTGGCTACCAGGAGTCTTTTGCCGATGGCTCTTTTTGACTGCTTTTCCACTTCCAAGATTCCCCATGGCTATTTGATAGCATCGTTGCATCGGATAACTTGGATTGTCCCGTTTGATGGCAACGGCCATTTCATGGAATTTCTGCGTGTGAATTCCTTTACCATCTGGTGGTTTTATGCCTGCATTTTGATAAATTTGTTTGATTCGTTTAGTCATTTTGAAACCTTTTTACACCGATATAAGCACTGGGCCGTATCCGTGTCGCTCCCCTATATCGTGCTTTTTCAGGTAGCGGTTAAACTCACTACGAGTCTGTAGGGGCCGTTCATCATCCGGTTGCAATGTCATGCAGGCACTTGCTAGCCATGTTGGTTCATCCCGTAGAGCACCGCGATTGCTGATAATGCGCTTTGCAGACTCCCCGCACTTGGGGCACTTCATATACTCCGTCTTGTCGAAATCGGAGATAGGCAATACCTCTTCAAAGGTGTTTCCACATTTGCACTCGTATATGTATATAGCAGCCATCACTTCTCCACGTATTCAATGATCCAGTCGGTGACAAACATATCAGTCGCAGTAAAGTCCTGCGGAAGCTGGCCTATGGGAATGATAAGTTTTTCAACGGAGAGACCTGATTCAATATCGAAGAGTTCTTGAACTGTAGGATCTGTGATTTGCAAAGGGATTACTTCTCCTCTTAGTTTAGAAAGTCTCTTTTCTTCTAAGTCATTCCTTGATTCTTTGGCCTCCAATATTTCTATTTCTTTTTTCTGTTTTTCGTGATCCTGATCATGTTTTTTTGCCATATCCTCAAGCATCTCATGTAAAGTCTTCGCCTCTGTGCTATCGGTGATCATCTTTATGAGCTTAAACACCTTATATTTCAGTTCCGCCCTTAACCCTTGCGCT